AGTGTATTCAACGATGTTAGCGCGGATTGCGTCAACTAGAGGATAGTACTCTTCGTCCAAGTTTTGCTTGATGTCCTTGTTCAGGTCAACCAGCTTGTCTGTACGAGGGTTACGTGCCACCCACTTGGAAGTCAGGTAGTAAGGGCTCTTGATTTTGGAACTAACTCCGTCTTGTGTATAGAACACAAAGCCTTCGTGCTTACATTCCTTGACCATGTTCTTTAGTTGAGCCAGGTTAGTTGTTACACTTTCTGGAACAAAACAGTTGAACATACGACCAAGTTCTTGTAGCATGAAAACATCATGTCCTACCTTAGACCCCCATGCCTTTTCACGATAACCCAAGATGTACATACCAGGCTTTTCAACCACGATATGAGGATCGTTAGGATGTACGCATTCAAACATGAAAGTCATGTCGCGGCAGTCATCAGCCATCAGTGCCATTTGCCAGTCTGCCCAGCACATATGCTTTAGCATCATTTCTTTTGCCATAGCAACAAAGTCACCGGAGGTAGAACCAGTTGTGGACACTAGAACGTCACCGTTATGATACGACACTGACACCATGAAACCGTTAACCTTACGGAAAGCAGTTACTTGAGTTTGGTCGTCTAATACAGGAGCTTCCTTTTCAATGCCGTAGTTATAGATTTTCGTGAAGGGATAAGCAACCAGGTTGAAATCCTTGTCAACAATCGTACCACGACATTCAGCAATGTATTCGTTCCACAGGTTGTCGTAGAATACCTTCTTCTTGTATTTGAGTACGTAGATACCATCGCCTGCTTCCTTCATGTTTACCAGTCCGGAAGTCTCTACGTAATTTTTCAATTCGTCTTTAAACATTTCCTAATCCAATTCTTGAATAACCCAGATTGCTTTTGATTTCTTTGCGGTCTTCTAACAGTTCTTCCGCACGTTTTTCTTCGGAGTCAATTCTTTTCAGTGCGTCACTGAGAGTAGTGCCGCAAGAACCTACGTACTGTACACCGTCTTTCCAATGAGCATATTGCTCAATGCCTTCACGGATACCAGCGTAGTAGGCCTTGTTTAACAGTCGCTTGTTCATTTTGTGACCACCATTTTAATTTGAACACATCGGGTGTGATTCTTCGGATAATTCATAATGCTTTCTACGTTCTTTTGTAAAAATTGGCATACTTCTAAATCCGGTAGCGGGGGACTATAGACAACATCACCGTTGTTGTAACCACCGCTTGAAATCAGAAACCAAACTAAAATCGTATTCATTTTAAACTCCAACGTACTTGCTTGCCTCAGCGTGAAGACCCGGGTCACCCTTAGTCATCACTTCGAGGAGCATTCGCTTTTCTTCGAGGTAAGTCTTTGCAAACTCAGGATCATGCTCCATGATGCTACGGCTATTACTGATAAGGTCAGCAAGTTTGATTGTCTGTGCCTCAGCGGGTGCCTGTGCAGTATGCTCACGATCCATTGCCTTACGCTTTGCTCTGTTGCCATCTTCGGGCTTGCTTACATCAGTGAGCCAACCAACAAGAGTAGCAATGTCAATGCCAAACGCCATGTGAATGTCAGTGAACGTACATCCAGTGTCTTCCACAACATCATGAAGCCAAGCGGCTGCTACCATGTCAGGGGTACTGCCGGGCACATCGGCTACAATCTTTGCAACCTCTGCAGGGTGAACAATGTAGGGCTCACCGGTGTACTTGCGCTTTTGTTGAACTGCGGCGTGAGCAGCCATAGCATAGACTTGTGCCTTACGCACGATATCCATACCACTTTGATCCATAGTGAATCCTTCCATTTTACCGCTCCTTCAAACGCTTCATGATTGCAACGAACCAGTGCTCCTTCAGAACACGTTGGAACTCGACTTCGGGGTCATACTGACGACCAGTTTTTCTGCAAGTAACCAACATGTCTATCTCCTTTAATCAATCAATACATGTATTATATGCCCAAAACCATTTAACGTCAACCAAAAAAGGTAGTACTTTTTACTACACGAATTTCTGAGAACCCTTCATCTAGTGTGGGTACATCAAAGTTTTCAACCATGCTACGCATAACGAAATCAGGGATTGTCTTACCAGGACGTGAGTCCAATCGGCGAGACAATTCATGCTCGTCAGGTGTAGGGAACACAACCGCAATGTGTTCATAGTCAGGCAACATATTGAACTTGCGCTTGCGGCTCTTGATTGACACGCTAGTTTGATCCCAAATGATGTCCTTTCCTGCTTCTCGGGCACGAACAACCTTGTCTGCCATCAACTTGACAGCAGTGGGCATGTAATCGTCAAACACATCATTGTAAGTTGAACCCACTTCCTTTGCGTAATCCTCAACGAACTCATCCGTAGAAACAACTACAAAATCCTTAACCCAGTTTTGGTTCTTAATCCAAGTGCTCTTGCCTGCGCAAGGCACTCCGATCAGTTGATAACACTTTGCCATTCTTTACTCCTTAGTGGTGAGCACGAATCTCACCCTTCAATGCGTCAGCAACCATCATATCAAAATCGCTAACAACTCGCCCAGTAGCGTCAAACGCAACATCACGGGCACGATACTTTTCCATACCGGTTTTCGCGCCGTGAACGTGTCCATAGAAATGAACAGCACCTCGATGCATTTGGTCCCATTCATAGATAGGGTAGTGCATCATAATGACGATTTGACCGTCATGGTTGTAACGCAAGTACTGATGAACTTCCTTAAATTCTCTACGGAAGCTAGGGTCGTTCAACAATTTACGATCATGGTTACCCTCGATCAAAATCTTAGTACCGTTCAACCGACGCAAGATTTCTACTGCGTCCTTAGCAGGCAAGAATGCAAAGTCACCCAAGATGAATGTTTCATCTTCAGGCTTTACATCCTTGTTCCACTCAGCGATCATCTTTTCTCGCATATCTATTACATCAGTGAAGCCTACCCGTGTTACAGGACAGAACTTCATGATGTTTGCGTGACCGAAATGCAAGTCACTTGTAATCCACTTTTTCATTTTCTTTTTCCAATCTTGCTTACAACATCAGCCTTGCTTTGTTGTAGTTGACCCAAGAACCTGCGATAGACACGCAAGGAGGCAATGCTCATTGGGTCTTCCTTACCTTCAAGTTCCTGTATACGGTCTTGTAATTCCTTCTCTTTAGCACGATGACGTTCAACATCGGCTTTGAGACCTTTGGCATCTTGCCAGAAGAATCTAGTCATATCGTGCTCCTTTCTGTTTAAGACACTATTATATGCCCAAAATGATTTATTGTCAAATGAGTACTTTTATACTCGTTCCTTCTTCACACGACCGATTCGGCTAGCCTTGTTCCAGTCGTACACAACTCCGTCAGGAGTTTTACCATCTTCCACACTGTCAACACCAAACATGCCAACAATTTCAAATCCATCACCAACGATGGCAACAAATTCATTCAATGACTTAGCATAGTCCATTGCGGATGCTAAGTCTACAAATTCTAAATCTTTTACTTTAATCATACGTATCTTCTTTTTCAGGTGGCAACCAAATCTTCTTGTTGCCTAATTCATCATATTCAAACGGCACACCATTGATAGTGTGCGGTTCGTCTTCATCATAAGTCCAACCCAAGACTTTCATCATCTTGTGCTTGACCATCAAGTTAGGGCTACGAAACACTTCCGTGTCTTGGAATCCCATCATAACACCGATCTCACAAACAGCGCCACTACGACATACACCAGCGACACAGTGAACAATAACATCCATACGATTGTCGTAAGCATGTTGTAACAGTCTGACCAATTTCTCTGCTTGTTCGTCAGTGATTTTAAATTCTTCGCCCCACTTGTCATCACGCTCAAGGTCAAGAAACTCAAACTGGTGAACTTCTTTGAATTGATGTTTGGGTACAGGGAACTCCATAGCCGGATCCACAATTTGAATCAGCATAGAATTTTCACCCACACGCACATGATGCGCTTTAGGAATATCAGCAAGTGCTACGTTTTGAATCCACATTTTTATTCTCCAATGTTGTATTATACAATGTTTTGGTTTATTTGTCAACCATTAAATACTGTTATGCTACCTATAAGATATAAGCCCGAACACAATTACGTATTCACTGACCATGTCAAAGAAATTCCAAATGTGTTGGATGATTACCAAATAAACAGGCTACGACAGGCTCTATGGGATAATGCTGGATTACACCGTAGAGGTAGCAAAGACCCAGGTGTTACTGCTAGCTTTTACACTTGCCTGTTAGGACACTTGGGTGACGAATTGTATCCTATGTTGAATTACATTTGGGAAGAAAATAAAAACATAATCTTCATTGAACCGTATGAAATAAAATTATACGTAGAAGGTGATGTATTTAGTTGGCACCGAGACGGGTACGTAAACTTAGATGAAAATGTTAGTAGGACTATGAATTTAATTATTCAATTGTCCGACGAATCAGAATACGACGGCGGCGACTTGATAATAGGAAACCATCGATGTACTAGAAGCAAAGGTTCTGCTATTATTTTCCCTGCTATTCTTCCACATGAAGTCACTGCGATTACTCGTGGTGAACGTTATAGTCTGATAGGACATGGATGGAGCAGATATCAACATATAGGAATGTCCGGTCAACTCTCACCACAAGAGTCACCGGACCGGATATAACTATATCGTTTACGTATTTTTGTTATTATGGCAGTTGTTAGCGTTCAACTTCCCTAGATTGTTTCCGTACCCGTGAAATCAGGTCGTGAGGTCAAGTCCTAGCGCACCCGACTGCTTATGTGGACGCAGTCATTACCTCACACATCATAACGACTGTGTGACGCCGGGTTATACTATTTAGCTTACGCCAAATCGTAGCGTGACTTCATAACGGTCTTCAACATGATAGCTTCTGGTGTGAAGTCTTCCAAGTCGTTAGCCATTACGCTAGTTGCCAATGCTGGGCTGAAGCCTGACACAAGAGCGGTACCACTCTTGTCGAACTTGACGGGGGTGTTGCCATAGGCAGCATTCAAGTTCCAGAACACAATACGGGGTAGTGTGTAACCAGCTTCGCTGTACTTGCGAGTCATCATCTTGATGGCAGATTCATCCTTACCGTCAACAGCTCCGTCGAACTGCATATCGGAGAAGATTACAAGAGTACCAGGCATTTCTGCTTGAGGAACCTTGTTCTGCACCGCAGTCTTAAGGATCAGATCAAACGCCGCGTTCAAGTTGGTGTTAGCAACTTCGCCAGTGTTCATCTGGTCAATCTTTTGATTGATGTTACCCTTAAGGTTGACCAACTTAGGAGTACGACTGAATGTTAGGAAACAATC